ATGGCATCCATCAAACCAACCGCATCAGGAAAATGGCGCGCCGAAGTCTCGGTAAAATATCAGCGCAAGGTGAAGACGTTCCGCACCAAGGGTGAGGCGCAGTCATGGGCCAATATGACAGAGCTGGAGCTGGAAAAGAGCGAAGCTGGGGTAAAAAATATCACCTTTGGCAGCCTGCTGGAAAAATACCGGGATGAGGTCAGCGTGCGTAAGTCAGGTGAACGCAAGGAACGCATCAGGATCAACGCTTTTATTCGTGATGAGCCGGAGATATGCAAAACCAAGCTTGAAGCGCTGACAAAGATGCAATTTACCAAGTTTCGGGACAAGCGCATGAAAGTAGTCTCGGGGTCCACGATCATCCGCGAAATGAATATGCTCTCCAATGTATTCACCGTAGCGATCAATGAATGGGGATGGATCAAGGTCAACCCCATGAGCAGCATTAAGCGCCCCCAGCATGCCCCGCCGAGAGATACCCTAATAACGCAGAATCAGATTGATGCCGTCGTGCATGCGTCCGGCTATGCTGATGATGAGGTGCCTAATACCGTCATTGCGCGCACTGGAGCGGCTTTTCTGTTTGCGATAGAGACAGCCATGCGGGAAAAGGAAATATGCGGCTTGCGGCTTTCCGATGTATCTGGCCGTGTGGCAAAGGTAAAGGCATCAAAGACCAGGGCAGGCGTGCGCGACGTGCCTTTATCGACACGGGCCTTGCAGATCATTGAGAACGTGAAGCGAGTAGATATTGAGGGCGAATCAATCTTTAATCTGAAAGAGTCGCAGATAGTCAGTCACTTTAGAAAGATCAAAGCGCTGGCCGGAATAGACAATATTGTGTTTCACGATACCAGGCACTTGGCTATCACGCGACTGGCGAAGGTGTTTAATGTGCTGGAGCTGGCAAGAATAGTGGGGCACAAGGATTTAAAGATGCTTATGATTTACTACAATGAGACAGCGGAAAACCTAGCCGACAAGCTAGATTAAGCCGCTGCCTTGAGTCCTTGCTTGTAGCGCTCGATGTCGGCCTTCTCGTATTTTGCGTGTCCAAGCCCGTGCAGAGTCTTTCGGCGAATCGGTTTTGGAAATGACTCGTCCGTTTTAATCTCGCGCATGAAATAGAAGTAGCTGTAGCCAAGATAGGCGGCCACTTCGCGGCAGCTCATGGTTTCCATCACTTCCCCTCCTTGCCGATAGCGGCGGCAGCACGGACAATTGCGCGGCGGGTGGCGGCGGATGGGTCATCGCCGTGCATTTCAAAGACCTGTAATTCACCTTTGCATACCCATGTTGACCCGTTAGCCGGTTCCGGGCTGACTGGAATATTCAACTTCACAGCCAGTCGCAGCGCGTCACCATCGTCCTCAAGCGGGTTCCAGTTGCGCCACGCGCCAATCTTGCCACCGCCTACTTTCAGTTTTGGCAGGTGTCCGTCAAACACAACAGGCAGCCCAGCAGCCTTTGCCGCCCACTCCAGCATTTCCCTGTCATCCATGCTATTCACCTGTAATCTTTACTATTAAGGCGATTATGAATAGTCCAATCACAACGCCTAATAAAAATGCTAACAATTGATCCATGGCTATACGCTCCCTTTCTGTGCGGCTGCTTCCACTTCAGCAGCAAGTTGGTAGTTAGCGTCTATCAAGGAATTTCTGGAATGGATTACATCAGTCATTCCAGCCATATAATCTTTAAGAGCGCTCACTGTAATTTGTGGATCATTGCACCCATCACTAGGTAAGCCGAGCAATCTATCAACCTCTGCCAGCGCATGCATAGCTTCTGTAAACATAAGCCGGTAATTGACCTCAGTCGGCTCCACTGGCACCACCACATACCCATCCGGCACAGCCCTAGCCTGTATCAGCTCGGCGAATTTGGTGAGCTGTTCATTGTTGAAAATAATCAGCGTAATTTCCGCTGGGCCGCCAGTCGTCCCATTGGTATACGTATAGTTCGCGCTGCCTGCCGACTTGGCTATCTCTATAATGTCGTTGGTCATGGGGTAGGCTCCTTGTAATCTAGCGGTTTCTCGTCACCGCAGCACTTGCACCGTAGGCGGGCGTACTCTTTGGGGATCGTGTGCGTCTTTTCATATTGATGAGGCCCATCATTCAAGCAATCTGCTTTAAAAGCTTCATAGCTAAAATGTATCTGCGTGTTAAAAGTGAATGTTTTGGCACATTGCCAGCATTCTTGTTGGTGCATCTCTCCCTCTGCATAGCCTCGGCCATCATCGTGATTTATTTCATTCCACTCGGAGCAATATGGGCACTCAACGTCTTGGCTCATCATGCCCCCTTGCGCAGCGCGAGAATGGCGGCTACTACAGCCGCTTTAACAGGCACACAATCATCTATCTTGTAGATTGCTTCATGAATCGCATCATGCGCAGTATCTGCCGCCGCCTCTATCGCCGCGTTCCATTGGTCTGGCTGTGCGGGCTGGGGCGATGTGAATAGCGGCTTGCCTGCCATTTCTTCAATCTCATCGGCCAGTTGATGCAGATGCTCGCTATTGAAACTGTCGTTGCCGCCTGCGGGCCTTTCATGCTCTGCTAAATAGCGGAGGGCTTGTGGAACCGTTTCATCGCAACCATTGGGCCACACCACAGCCTCCCCCTGCCTGTCTTCCAGTGCCGACTGATAGCCTTGCCAGAGGGCATTTTGGATCGCTACCCATGAATCATTTCTAGATGACGGGAAAGTCTTTGTGTAACAGTTGAGTTTTTCGCTCCATACGACCCCATCCGGCACCTTATGCTTTGCCTCAAATCTAAGGCGTTGTTCAGTGATCATTTGTTGTTCCTCACGTAATCCTCGACGGCTTTTTTAGCGCTTGGCATGTCTATATAGGTGCCAATATCCCCAACACCGTATATGAACGCTGCGACGTAATCCATCGCGGCAAAGTACTCAATACGCCCTAGTATTTTCCCTTGTTCATTTACATAAACTTCCCGCCTAAACCCACCTTTTTCTACCCATCTCAACACTCATTCCCCCGTATTGCGTCGACAATCGCCTCAGCCAAAGCGCCAGCACCCATGGAGTGATTGCCGTCTACCATGCGAATTACTTGCGCTATATAGTCAACGTCTAACTTCGCCTCCAGCTCGGCAATGCGGGCTAGCAGGGGAGCGCGGGCGGCTTTCCATGTTGTCCAGTCGGTATGCGCCGCCATAAACTTGTAGCCTGATTCTGAGCGCTCTAGTTTCCTTGGCGCCCCGTACCACGCTTCAAACAGCTCCTGCTCAATGCTTTGTTCACTCATATCCTTGTCCTTGGTGGTCATGGTTGCTGCTCCCGCTCGCGTATCATTGCATCGGCAATTTGGTATGCTGACTTGGCAAGTTCGTCAGAGGACATTTCTGTATAAGCACTCCGTCCACGAGGATCTCCGGCGGGCAGTAATCCCTGCAAAGCCTTTGCGGCGAAGTAATCGCGAACCGTAACGCCGCTGGAAACATGCCCCATCCCATTTTCTGCAATGACTGGAAACGCTGGTCCGCCTGTATTAATCTCACTCATTTCCTATATCCTTTTCTCATGGACTACTGCTAGGTTATTGCTCGGCTTTGGCGATGGCTGCACACTTGTGGCATATTGGCGCAGTCTGTTCTATTGGCCCCTTACGGCTTTGCGAAGTCCATTTCATCGTTTCGCCGCTAAGCTCCTGCGGAGTCCGCCAAAGACCGCACTTCCCACATTGCGTTTGTTTTATTCCCGCCTTACGTTGCACATCTGCCCATGCATGCCATTCAAGATAGCCTTCCGGTGGTAAATCTCCAGGCTTGTAGTCGCGATGTTCGAGAATGTGTACATAACAATGATGCCGACCTTTGCGCTTCATTGATTAGTTCTCTTGCTCGGCTTTGGCGATGGCGGCACGGGCCTGATCAAACGTAGGCTTATTCCATTCGTCTTCGTCCATGCCCATATGTGTCAGCATGGCTTTCAGCGCTTCCAGCAATTCATCGCGCTGCTCAGTGATCTTGGCAACATGCGCTGTAAGGTTTTCTTTTGCTTGCTTGTAATCTAATGCCATCATCATTCCTCTCAGTTAAAGTGGTGGCCGGTGGTGAATCTCCGGCTTGAGGCACCTCTGTGCCGCGAACTGTTTATCTAAGCCTCATCTGCGACTTGACGCGGATCACCATTCCGCTTCACCACAGGAACCAACCCTTCCATTGAAGCTGACTACTTCTCCAATGTTGCTAGTCAGGCAAAGGGCTGGCTCCTGTGGTGGCTCGTACGTGAGCCAGTCGTGCTACCTGTCGACGCTAATGGTTGCATCCGGATTGCTTTTGCATGCCTCTAAATAATCTTTCACAAAATCTACAAATCCAGCATATGTTCCCCAACCATTGGAGGCATTAAATTGCTCAAACCCATCAGGATCACTTTTTAGTAAATCAAGAGCATCTTCCAATGGCTTTATTAGCTCACTTGCTTTAGTGATTCCAATTTCCTCAGGTCTCCACAAATGCTTGTATATACCAGCCTCAGAAGCCATCTTTGTTAGGTTGTGCGTTATGTTTCTGCTGTATACACTTGTTTCTCTAACTGCTGTTAATGTCACATCCAGGCTCATTTAAGTATCCTCAAGTAAGTCCGATTCCCCATATTCAAGTTATATGGCCCGAAGGCATCGGCAGGGGTTAAGGGAGGGTGGCGGTTAAACCAGGTGTCCTTTCCGCGCCCGCACGAACTTGCGCTGGCGGCGATCTGAGCCCTTGCTTCTATGTCGTTTTGCCATGGCTATTCTCCTGAGTATCTTTTCCAAGCCATCTGTCACAAGGCTTGAAAAAGACCCGCCAACCAAAGGGGGTAAGACTGGCGGGATGAGAGAGTGCTAGTTTTTGTATTGCTCGTAATCTTCAATTCCACTTTCGCTCATGGCTATGCAGCCTTGGCCATGGGTCCGAATGCAGCATTGAGCCATACCTCTGCCAGATCCTGATTTGCTGAATATGCCTTGGCAACCACAGCAACTAGCTCTGCTTTTGTTGGGCGTGCACCGGAAAAATATTGAGGGTTTACGCTGACAGTTTTAGGGGAGACCTGGGCCACTGGCTCGGGCTCAATCTTGGCATTGACCTCAACACTGGTTTCTTGCTCGGCCGGCTTCATTGCCTCAGCAGCAAGCTTGGCGGCCTCTTGCTGGCGGATATCTTCCAGGCGCTTTTCTTCGTCCTGCTTGTGCTGGTCAAGACGGGTTTTCACGACCAGCTTAAAATCGTCCTCGGGCTTGGTAATGATCGTGGACAGATCAGCGAAGATGATTTCATGCCCGGCAGCGGCACCACGGTACCAGGCCAGCTTGGTGCGGATGTCGCGTGCGGCAGCGTCAGCAGAGGCCTTGCCGTTCGCCAGTGCTGTATCAATGGCGTCCTGCATGCTTGCATAGTTCCGCTTGCCCTTGATGAAGCCAGCGAAGTCAGGTAACTGCTGAGATACCCGAATGCCATCCGTTTCTTTCTCAAGGGTGGCGACGTAATCAATAAACGCTTGGCGAGCCTTCAGGATCATGGCTTCCTTCTTGGCCTTGTCCTCGCGCTTCACATCCTTTTCCAACTTGAGCGCGGTTACACGCAGATCCTCGGCCCATGCATCCATCAGGCGTTTTGCTTCACCGATGCTGGCGGTCTGGGACAGCATGGATTCCTGGGCGGCCTCAAGCTTCTTGATCTGATCGCGGAACATCGCGGCATACTGTTTGGCATTCGCGAAGTCTTGATCCGTAACCAGCTCGATAGCGCGCACCGTTTTAAGACGGTCGGCCAGCGCCAGGCCAAACTCCTTCATGTTGCTGGTCGTGATTTCACCCTTGGCCTGCACGAAGAGGGCTGGCAACTCAATGACAACCTCGGCCTTTACTTGCTCTGGCGCCGCGGTTGGCACGAACTCGGCTAGGTCTTTCTTGAACTGGTGCCAGGTATCAATTACCTTGCGGGCCTTTTCTTCGCTGGACTCGTACCACATCCATACGCAGTTGGCTTCTGTGCCATCGGAGCACATGAACAGGCAGCGCTTGGCGCCGGATACCAGCAGTTCCTGATCCATCTGGATGGTGTAGTGCTCTTCCAGCTCGCCGGCGCGAACCTGGGCGGCCAGCTTTTCAGACCACAGCTTGTGCTCGAAAATGGTTTCATCATCGAATGTGATGCCATCCAGGCTGGCGAGCAGCGTCAGGCCTTCGACTTCAAGTGTGATCGTGGTTGGTGACAGTTCATCCTCAATGATGGATTCGGCCATGGGGCGCGCGGCGGCCTCGGTGGCATGGCCACGGTCAAACAAAGCTTGGGTGCTGGCGCTGACATCTGGCGTGATGCCCGTCTTGCGCTGGGCCAGCAGGTCGTTGCGCTTCTGGTACTTGCCCTTGCCTGCAGCGGTCGCGGCTTCTGATGCCGTGCCGTCACTGGCGGCGCGCGCTGCCAGCCATTCTGGAGTGCCTTGCTGTACGTTCAATACGGTGCGTTTCATTATTGCTTCCCTTCTTCTTGGTTCATTTCGGTCACAAAGTCATCATCAACTTCGGTGGCTTCGCCTTCGACGGTGGTGGTTTTAGGGGCCCATGACTGGACCTCGGCTTTTTGCGCATCAGTCAGCAATGCGCCTTTGTTTTCCACCCATGAAATAAAGTCTGCGACAGACTTCTTGCCGCTTGTAACGCTCTGGCGGTACTTGTCAGCAATGCTCTTGAATGTCTGTTCATCCAGTACCGGAACCTCTGGCTTGCTGGCGTGCGTTTCATTGACGACATCTGCAGTGATGTCTTTTTCCATGATTCGCTGGGCTTCGTCTTCGTCATAAATACCGCCGAAACCGAAGGCGACGCGGCCGCCTTGGATGAAAGTTTTATGGCGATGCATACGCTTTGGGTGGGTATCCCATGGGGTCGTGAAGTTGACGCTGCGCACTACCTCGTCAAAGTATTCGCGCACCACGATTGGCTTATTACGATCCTTGCGGGTAATCACGGCCTCAATCCATACGTGGCAGGTTTTGCCTTTGTGCTGGACCGTTTCATCTGAGTAGCGGAACTCAATGCCATCCATCATGGGATGCTCATTGACAATTCGTGACCAGCCATCCACCCCGACAACAGGCACAATGCCGTTGCTTTTGTCTGGGTAAGCGTAGATTTCCTTGGTGAATGGGTTGAGGCCGTACTGGTCAGCAACGATCATCAGGGCAAAAAGCTGCTCATCAGAGGCTGGCGGCTGCCCGTCGCGCTGTTTAAAGGCCGTAGCCTTCAGAATGTTCATCACCTCGGCCTGGTCTACCGAAAAGCGGTCAGCAAACTTCTTCAGCAAGGTAGTGTTTTTTGTGGGCATCACAGCCACATTTGTTGCTGCCATGTTATTTCTCCTGAGATAGTGGGTTATGCAGACCGGCAAGGAACACCATCTGCTCGTTGGTTAATTCGGTAGCCTCTGTGGTCTCTGTGTCTTTGCTCACCTTGATTTCCGGGGTTGGGTTTTCCCAGCGGCGGTCATTCAGGTCCACCAATGAGAGCACGGTAAGAAGTCCAGAGAAGCCAATGATGATCAGCAAGCACTCGTACCACTTGCGCAAGGTTGAGTCGGTGGGCTTCATGATTTTTCATCCTGATCAAACTCAGCATCCACTGGCGGATTAAAATCGTCTTCTGGATAAAACCAGTCGTCTTTAACAATGTGACCTATTCCATAAATGCAGCCAGAATCAGCATCAATACGGATTGCTTTGCCTGGCAATTTTGAAAACTCTTCAACGCCAGCAACCTCCATGCAACGGTAAATGAAATGACCAGCAGTACTCAAAAGTTGAAAATTCTTAAATGAAGCTGGCAGGTAAAGAGCGTAGCCGCCGAATCCTTGGCTTGCTCCACCAAGGTCTAATGTCACCCAGCAGTCAAGAACTCCGCGATCACTGGTAGATAATGTGGCGCTCGTGATAACAGCATTTTTGATGTCACCCCTCATGCGGCCTCCTGCTTACTGAAAACCTTGTCATAGATGCGCTGGCCGGTTTCAGCCTGGCGCTGGGTGCCGAATGCGATATTCCGCATGCGCATGCTGTTGAGAAATGCGAGCTCGTCAGCGGTGATGCCATAAGCGGCGGCGTTATCGCCAATGCGCTCAAGTATCTGGCGCACCTGCGTGCGCAGACCGGGGCGGACGGTAGTGGCGCTCATGCTGAACCTCGCAATGCCAGCACGCGGTTGAGTTCTTTGTGAGGGCGGATGATGCTGCCGCGACGGTAAACTTTGGTAGTCAGCACCGCCAGCTCTCCTTCAAAGCGTACTGATGTATAAAATAATCTGGCACGATTAGGAGAAAATGGGGCTGTACGCGTTACCCGCCACTGCCCGCGCCTACCCGTCAGCGGGTTTACGTGATCTGGCTCGAACTTGCACCAAACGCGGAAAAGTTGAGTGCTCATGCTGCTGCACCTCCAGTTGGATGAACAGGCACGCATACTTGGCGATAGCCTTTAATCAAGTGATCGTGAATGACCAGCTGGTTATGGCCGGGCTTGCGCTGCAATACGGCATGCTTGTTGATAGCCTCCTGCAGGAGATCGCTGGCGCGCTCGTTGATATTCGCAATGCGAGGGAATTGGCTGCCCATGGTTATGTCTCCACCAGTTCGCGGGCCATGATGTCGGCCAGCTCTTTATTGCGCGTCTCATGGACGTTGATTGACCAACATTGAGTGGTGACGCCGAGACGGGAGTTGTAGAACGTGTGATCCAACATCCAGCCAGCTTTTGCAATAGCGCGGGACTGTGCAGGGTTGTCGCCAGTCACCGTGCAATAGGCGAAGTCATAGCCAAGATCAATCAGGCGCTCCAACTGCTTGTTGTGCAGGATGTAAGCGTTACCCTGGCCGCGCAATTCCTCACGAACGTAAAAGCTCGTGCAAATCGCCACCTGCGTATTGCTGGGCATCGAGTGGATTTCAAACCCGCCGATTTCTGTGTTGAATCTCATGCAACCTCCACTTGTTTAGTGTCGACTTAATATGTTAAGCATGATAAACAATAAAGTTTAATCAAGTCAACATTTATTTTTAGTTAACTAAACAAAATGGATTGTGCATTTAACAGACGTGGTTTAGAAAGGCGAAAAAAATCCCGCGAGTGCGGGACGTGGCAATAAAAAACCGCCCGGAGGCGGTTGTGCATTAAATAATTATTTACTGGTCATCTTTCCCAGATTTTGATTTCCCCCAATGGTATCCACCAAAGGCCCCAGCCGAAAAACCAAGTATCATCTTAATTGAGTCAATAATAATGTCTTTGGATTCGTGAGTGATGGCAAAAGCCGCAAATGCTAATACCATGAAGGTTACTGTTCCAATAAACCAGTAGCGATGAATAAGATGGGCATTGTACTTCCCGGCATTGTCAGCTCGGTATTGAGACTGGGCCTGTATGCTTGCTAAAGCTATCCTCTCATTTGACGATATTTCATGCTCTCTTACGTCAAGTTCCCGGTTCTTTATGCCAACTTCCTGCTGCTGCTGCTCAATTATTACAGAAAGAGATGATGCAATCGTATCAAGCTGGTTGTTTTGAGCCAATGGCTGATCTTGATTATCGGTCACGCTTCCATCTCGTATACAGGAGAAGACAGCTCAACTTCAAACTTGCCGAAGCCTTCAGAGCCAAGTTTGGGAGCAACGAATTTAACGCGTTTAATCTGATTGCGGCTATTAGCGCTGAATGTTATGTACTCAGCCGGCGAAAGGGTTTTCGATGTACGTGCAGTAAAATCAAGCACTTTTGTAGCAATCTTTCTCATATGTTCCATAAAACCTCCTAAAAGCCTTGCATGAAATGATTCGGCTTTATATTGACGACACCGTCAGCAAGAAGTTTACTTAAGTAAACAATTAAAAACAACAGCACGAGGAAAATACTTACGAAACATAGTAGTTAGCAAATTAATATTAGCGTAAACACTACAACTACGAGCATTCCTCTCAGTCTTAACTTAATCCAATATAGATCGCTTAGATACCGCTGGTGGATAGTAAAAGGCTTTACGGAAGCCGACCTTCGGTAACCCTGGCGCCAATGACTGTCTTATTGTCATTCGCCATATCACATTCATAAATGACCGTCATGAACGCACCAAAGCCATTCTGAAACTGAGCCTTATCACCTATATAGGTGATCTCGCCTTTATTCTTGTCTTTCCACATGAATCTACTGAATTTTGGCTCCAAAATCCCATCTGTCCACTTCATGCTGTACTTCGCCAAGCGCTCTACTGGATCTTGGCAATAAACACTAGCGCTTAATATCCCTTTATTCCCGAGGCAACTCAGATCGTCACTCGCGCATTCTTGCTTGGCTTCCGAAGTGCTTGTAGCTGTCTCTTTGTCACCGTCACTAAATAGGAAAATAACAAATCCAACCAAAAGAAATACCGTAAGGCACCCTAATAAAGTGGCTTCTTTTTTTACTGGAGCGCCACAGTTCGGACATACCTTGGCTTTACTGCTAATTTGGCTTTTGCATTCTTTGCACTTAATAAGAGCCATAGTTATACCCAGTCAAGGTTAAGGGCAGCGGTAGGCGTTGCCATTGGCCGAGGTTGACCCATACTGAGCAACCTGAGGTTTCCAGACAATCGTATTGGCGCCGAGCTCTGCAGCTTGAGCAAAAGCTTGTTTTCTTGCGTTCGACAAAGCAACCTCGGCAAATAAGCCGTAAAGGGAAGATATTCCATTAACCTCACCCTTGAACTCGCAGGCAGATACTGATTTCTCGTCTTTGACTCGCATGCCTTCTGGCACTTTATTTAAGTCGGCAGAGGCGCAGCCGGTGAGAAGGGCGATTAGCAAAAAGATTCTTACCATGGCTGTTACTCCTGGATCAATCGTTTAAACATTGGACTGCGGGCAATCCCTGCGACATAGTGCATCACATCAATTTGCGACTGGTCTATGGTGATTTTGGGGTGCGACTCATTGACCGATCCCAGATGGACCTGTCCATCGCGAATAAATAGCAGCTCTTTCACCATAACGCGACCTTCCAGACATTTAACTAGTACATCATCGCCAGGCGTGGGTTGGTGGCCTGGTTCCACCACAACAAATTCACCATGGCGTATGCGCGGCTTCATACTGTCGCCGACGCATCTTACCGCATAGGCATTTGGGTCTTTGGTTGGCCACTCAATAAAGCCATCCCCAAATCCAACCGCATATTCAAGCTCCACAAAATACCCCTCATCCCCAAGCTGGGCTTGCCCTACTACTGGAGCTACCCTAAATTTTTCTAGTGTTGGCCCTTCGTGGGCGTTGTCATTTATAGCGCCAGGCCTTCCAGTGCGCAACCACTCAGGATCAACCCCAAAGAAATCAGCAACTAATCCATTAAGGTCTGCGCTTATTTCTTTTGTTGGGCCATTGAACCATAGCGACACGGTGGCGCGGCTTGGCATCGACACATTTGAAAGCTTGTGCGCGCCAATGTAATCGAAAAGGTACGTCCTCTTAAAGGGGCGACCGTTTTTCTTCTGCCACTCAACCACGGCAAATTCGATTCTACTCTGCAAATTATTCATGTTTAGCATGTTAATCATAAAATTGTTTTGTATGCTTGACTTCTATTAGTTTAGAGGACTAAAATTGGTTTAGTTATTTAAACGGATTCATCCTATGTTAAAGAAACAAGCAGTTGAGCTTTTCGGGACAAGGGCTGAGTTAGCACGTGGTCTCGGTTACCACCGGTCACGGATCAGTCAATGGCCAGAAGAGCTGACCCAGCAACAGACCGATCATGTCGTTGGTGCTGCTGTTCGACTTGGTAAACCTATCAAGCCGATACTCAAGCTCATCAACAACCCTCAAGACCGCAAGGCCGCTTAACCGACAGGTGCAAGGTACCGCACCTGTATTTTTTTAACCTAATTTCAACTGTCACCAACTGTCACCGAGACGCACATGAACCCTACAAAACAGATGTTTCCCGTACTGGTAGCGCAGGCTCCAAAGCTTGAAATGGCGCCTGATTTACTGGTCAAGCAATGCAAGTCGGGTCCTATGGCACTCACGAAGACATGCCTTCATTCCAACTACACACAAGACACGCTTGCCGAAAAAATCGGCAAGGCTCGTGAAGTATTGAGCCGGGCACAGAACGGCCGGGCGGCTTTGGGTATTGATGAATTGATCAAGGTTATGGAGGAATCCGGGTCCGTCTACTTGCTTCAGTACATGTGCATGCGGGTTGGTGGAAGGTTTGTTTTTGTCGATGACGAAGACAGAGAAATTTATGAGCTTGAACAAGAGCTATTGCTCAGAAAAGCAAGGAGGGCAGCATGACATATTTGCTTCTTGGATTATTTCTGTTCGCTGCGGCAATAGCGCTTCTTCTCTGGTACTGCGCATGGACATCTCAAATGGTTGCTGACGGTTTATCAGATGAAGCCCACATGGATACGGAAGGGCGCGCCGATGAGTAATGTGATCATGATCAAGAACGAACGCCTGGACACGCACAAGCTCCGCGTCTGCATTCTGGATGTTCTCCAAACCACGGTAAACGGCTATATCAGCCTGCACCGTCAACTTGTCGCCGCATATCCAGCCGAATGCATGCACATCAATATCGAGGGCATGAGAGGCCACGTACACGCGCTTAAACGCGCCGGACTGGTGACCGTTGAGCGCAATGGCTACAACACCTTCATTGCAGCTGTTCATGGGCTTAAATACGCCCCCTCTGTTGATGAAACTGTGCCTGATGATTCCCGCTATGGCGTGGATGGTATCTACCGCATCAAAGACCGCCCAGCACGTCTCGAATCACGCCCTTTGGCGCGCAAAGAGTTACGCCTTTATTCCGGTATTTCTACGCTGTCGGTGAACGTATAGCCATGCGCGATTATTCAAAAGTCAGCCCTCAGTTCTGGATTGGCGCCACAGGTAAAAAGCTGCGCAGCAAAGGGGTCGAGTGCCAACTGGTGGCCCTTTATCTCATGACCTGCACGCACGCGAACATGCTGGGGATGTACTACCTGCCAAAAATCTATATTGCCCATGAATGCGGACTATCCATAGAAGGGGCTTCCAAGGGCCTTCAAGGTGCCATTGAAGCTGGATTTTGCTCCTACGATGATGCTTCTGAGGTGGTCTGGGTGCATGAAATGGCTACCTACCAGATAGGTGAGCAGTTAACCGAGAAGGATTTGAGGGTTAAGGGGGTGCAGAACGAATACAACGCACAGCCTGAAAGCCCTTATTTGAAGCCTTTCTTCGAGAAATACCAATCCAAATTTCTCATGTCTGAATGCCGCGATGTTGAAGCCCCTTCCAAGGCCCTTGTAAGCCAAGAACAGGAGCAAGAACAAGAACAGGAGCATTTAGCAGGAGCAGGAACAAGAACAGGAGCAGTGGTTCCCGCCGCCGAAAAATCGGCAGCGGCACCTCAAAAGTCGGAAACGGAATTGCAAGCTGCCTGCAAACAAACTTGGGCTGCATACCAGGCCGCCTACTTCAAGCGCTACGGTACAGAGGCAGTCCGAAATGCCAAGGTCAATTCCGTGATCAAGCAATTCGTGCAGCGCCTTGGGTTTGAAGAGGCCCCGCATGTTGCCGCCTTCTTCCTGACCAACAACAACAGCTACTACGTCAGCCGGGCTCATGTTGTGGATTGCCTACTTTCAGACGCCGAAAAGCTTCGCATGGAGTGGGCTACAGGCAACCCCATCACGCAGACCAAAGCGCGTCAGCTAGACAAATCCCAAAGCAATGCAAATGCCGTTGGCGATGCAATGAAAATTCTTGGAGAGGCAGCATGAACGAAAACCAAACGAAGCTGGTTCAGATGCTGGCTGCCACTGCCGAGCTCATGGGGTACGAGCTGTCTGGCGTGGCGCTGGCATACATGGCCAAGGACTTTCAGCAATACGACATTGGCCTGATGGAGAACGCATTGCGAAACGTCCGTCTGAATCAGCCAAGATTTAACCAGGCCGGCATCCAGCGGGAAATTGACAATCTGAGTCCCGATGGCCGTCCAGGTGCTGACGAGGCATGGGCAATGTACCCCCATGACGAAAATGCCAGCGCAGTGCTTAATTCTGAGATTGCCGACGCCATGGGAATTGCACATCCGCTGATTGAAGAGGGTGACATGATCGCCGCGCGCATGGCATTCAAGGACGCCTACAACCGTATTGTTAGCCAGAACAAACTGAAGGGAATTGCTCCGCAATGGTTCCCCAGCCTAGGCCACGAACCAGAAGGCCGCAAGCAGGCGCTTGATGATGCCGTGGCACGTGGACGTATCAGTCCCAGCCATGCAGCCGCATTGTTACCACCACCCATTGCCGGCGCCATCGTGAATGCCCTGCCGTCCATGAAGATGTTGAGCGGCAAGGCTGATCTCACCGATGAGCAGAAACAGGCCGCACGCTCGAAGCTGGCAGATGTCCGCGCCAAGGTGGGTGTGTGAGTGCCATGCCCATGCTGCCAAAAGAAATACACCTTCAACATGAACTGCCGGGCGTGCTTGGTGCGCTGGTTGCGCATGCTCCCGGACTGGTACAAGCGCCGGTGGTTGCAGGTCTATCGCACCCAGCACGGAAAGCCTGCCATGGATCAGCTTATTGCGGAGATTCAATCTGATGCCTGAAATCCAATTATTCCGTAAGCCAGGCCAGAAGATCACCCCGGAGCAGGCTGAGGCCGTGCGCGCTGTGATTTTCGGGATCATCGACGGCGTAGGCGAGCTGGGGAAAAAAAGGTGGCGCCGCTTTTGGAACGGGTTTTTAGCCATGGAGCCAGGCGAAATGGCGACCATCACTACCCATAAAGCGCGCAGTGGGAAGTTTCATCGCCGCCACATGGCAATCGAGCAGGCCGTATTCGACGGGCAGCAGCGAATTGAGCAATTCGAGATGTTCCGCGACTGGCTGAAAATCGGCAGCGGGTTCGTTACCTGGATGGCCGGCGCCAAAGGTGGCGTTATCCCCGTGCCGAAGTCAATCAGCTACTCAGAGCTGGAAGAGGGCGCAATGCGTGAGTTTCATGAAAGCGCTATGGCCTTCCTTCGCGGCGAGCATGCAATGAAATACCTATGGCCACACCTGAACGAGCAGGGCCGGGCCGAAATGATGGATTCGATTCTGCAGGAGTTTGGGGAATGATGGAAAGCACGCAAATAGGAAAGTCTACTTTGTACCTAGGCGATTGCATGGAGTACATGGCTACGCTACCTGACAAGGCGTTTGATCTGGCGATTGTTGATCCGCCTTATGGGATAGATATTAACAGTAGTGGACGCCTTGGACATTATGGCGGGAAGGGGAAGGATTGGGATTCATATTTGCCATCGATTGAATATTTCAATGAGTTAAAGAGGATTTCATTGCAACAAATTATTTGGGGTGGAAATTATTTCGACCTTCCACCAACGAGATGTTTTTTGATTTGGGATAAACAGCAACCAGAAAGCGTTAGCTTTGCAAGTTGTGAATTTGCTTGGACATCATTTGAGGCATCGGCGAAAACATATTATCAACGTCCACAAAATGCAGATGCTGAACGTATTCACCCAACCCAAAAGCCAGTAAAGCTCTATGAATGGCTGCTGACCAACTATGCGAAGCCGGGCCAGCGAATCCTAGACACTCACCTTGGTAGCGGTTCAAGCGCGATTGCCGCGCATTACATGGGCTATGAGTTTGTAGGCTGCGAGCTTGATCCTGACTACTACCAAGCTGCATGCAATCGCATACGCAAGCAGACGGCGCAAGTATCCATGTTTGGCGATGCTTACGATCAGGTAGAGCGCGACGAGTTTAAGCAGGAGTCACTGCTATGAAAAAACGCGGCAAAAAGCGCAACGTCAATTACGGCCTCAAGCCCAAGGCTCCCATTCTGGTCATGCGCGGCATAGAGGAAACCAAACTTGAATCGCGTGAGTGGCGCCATGTGAATGTCTTCGCCCATGGCACGCCAACCGACGATGATTTCATGGCCTTGCAGGACATGCTCAACCTGCTACTGATCGCCGGGCAATCCAGCGATGAGCGCCGCTATGCACTTCTCCATGCTGAGAAGGAATTCAAGCCCGCCATTGTGAGCATTCAGAAGCGCTGGGAGCGCACCGGCAAGTGGGGCGTTTCCGCCGAAGAGCTGGACAAGCTCCGCCAGATGGTCGTCTACAACCGTGAATTTTGGATCAGGCAGCCAACTGAGCTGCTGGCGGTATGCGCCGCTGAGGCAAAGGCTTTTTATCAGGATCAGAACAAGCAGAGGGCAGCAGCATGATCTACGGATCCGTTTGTTCAGGAATTGAGGCGGCCACAGCTGCCTGGCACGGTCTCGGCTGGAAGCCTGCATTTTTCTCAGAGATTGAGGCTTTCCCCCGCGCCGTGCTGGCGCACCACTATCCGGACGTGCCATTGCACGGGGATTTTACAACTATCCAGAAAGGCCAATATGCAGCTATCGATCTTCTCGTCGGAGGAACCCCATGCCAATCCTTCTCAGTCGCGGGACTCAGAGCTGGACTGGATGACCCGCGTGGCAACCTCATGCTTGAGTTCGGTGCGCTTGCTCGCAGACTTGGGCCCGCCTGGCTGGTTTGGGAGAACGTCCCCGGCGTCTTGTCCAGCAACAAAGGACGGGATTTTGGCACCTTCCTCGGGATGCTGGGCGAACTCGGGTATGGGTTCGCCTACCGAGTTCTTGACGCTCAATACTTCGGAGTGGCCCAGCGCCGCCGCCGTGTGTTCGTTGTCGGATATCTTGGAGACTGGAGACCTGCCGCAGCGGTACTTTTTGAGCGCCACAGCCTGCAGGGGCATCCTGCGCCGAGCCGACAAGCGGGGCAAGACGTTGCCGGAGCAATTACAGCGGGCGCTTTCAGCGGTGGCGCTGGAGGAAGACCTGAGGGAGCAGCGGCAGGCCATTTTGTCGCAGGAACTATCGGAGCAAGAACAGGAAGAAGCGCAGGCGCGCAAGATGCTGCTTGCGGTCACATGATTGCAACTCTATGCGTTGCAACCGGTCAGGCCGGTGCCGAAATCGGTGATGACATGGCGCCGACGCTGAACTGCAACCATGAAGCACCATATATTGCGCAAGTCGCTCCAAATAAGACCAGCAATGGTGATGCACATAGCGGCTACAAAGATGAGCATGGCCTTGTCACAGTCCTCCCAATTAATGACATGGCCACACGTCATGCAGGCACGGACGGAAGCGGCAACCAGTCAGGAAAAGGTCATGGCATGGGCATTGGCGGTGCAAATGATCCTATGTTTACCCTGACAAAGGGCGACAAGCACGCAGTTATGTCGGCCATGCAAGTCCGCCGCCTCACCCCTCGCGAGTGCGAACGCCTGCAGGGCTTCCAAGACGATTACACCCTTATCCCATTTAGGAACAAACCAGCAGCTGACGGCCCGCGCTACAAAGCCTTGGGCAACTCCATGGCCGTACCCTGCATGCACTGGATTGGTAGCCGGATTCAGGCCGTATCGGAATTGATGGAACTGGAGGCTGCAGCATGATTCTCCGCAATCGCAAGCTCCTGAACCTCGCCCACCGCATCAACGAGTGCCAGTTCCGCCTGCCTGATTGCACCGGCTATGCCGTTGACGGCTGTGAGCCAGCCCATAGCAACCAGGGCGCGCACGGCAAAGGGAAGGGGATCAAGGCCGCTGATGATCAGCACGTGGCCAGCTGTCACCACTGCCACATGGTCTATGACGGCCAGGCTGGCATGGTCCTGCCACGCGCCGAGGCCGTGCGCCTGTTTGATGAGGGCCGGGCACGGACTTTCGCGCTGTATGAGAAAAACGGCTGGCTGGATGAGGTTGGGTACCAATCAGAAAAGGTGGTGGCATGAGCAGCAACAAGGTTTGGGTTATTGAAGTTGATGGCGTCGTTAAAGAGCCTCACTTGCCTATGCACCGTTACGCGGCTGTTTATTGGGCAAACATCTACGGAGACTCGGTGAATAAAAAACGGGCAGTCGTTAAGCACCACCTGACTGGCGAAGTCATCCATGTTGCTGAGCATCAGGCCGAAGAGCCAGCAAAGGTGGAATGGTGAGCGCCCGATTCAAATACAACAACATCCGCGTCGAGATTGATGGGATCAAGTTCGACAGCAAGAAAGAGGCGAAACGCTACGGTGAACTGAAGTTACTGGAGCGTGCGGGCCTGATCAAAGACTTGCAGCTTCAGGTTGCCTTTGAGCTGGTACCGCCGCAAAAGGGCGGCATGCGCAAGGAGCTCGCCGTCAAGTACATCGCCGATTTCGTCTACACCGAGAATGGCCAGCAGGTTATTGAGGACACCAAAGGGGTGAAGACCAAAGATTACATCATCAAGCGCAAGCTCATGAAGTTGATGGGGCGCGAGGTACGTGAGATTTGAGCTCATCCACCAAGGAACAAATGATGAACAGAAACCAGAAGCAAGCCAGGAAAAGAAACCACATGCTTTACCGGCGAGAAAATCTATTAGCGCGGGCGGCAAGATACTTAATTCGGCCCGAAAGCAGCGTGCATTGGTATTTGATCCGGGAGTATGTCAATCAAACAGGTAAGGGCCGTTTAGGCGTGTGAATAAAGGGGATGAAATATGGCCGAGGCTAAAAAGGTAGATGAACAGATCGTGATAGACCAGCTGCTTTCCACATGGCAGCCAGTCGCAGCGATTGCAACCCGCGCAGGCATCCCGGCCAAGACAGCTTTAAAGATACTTCAGCGCATGGCCGAGCAGGGCACGGTAAAAATGAACAGGGTTCGTATTGATGGGCATAACCCCGTACACGTCTTCAAATCCATCCAATACACCAAGGTGTTCGGCATGACGGTGCCGGTTGATACATCGTCACAGGAGATTTAAGCGAATGGCCGAGAAAAAACTCACACCAAAGCAAGCAATGTTTGTCCAGGAGTACCTCATCGATCTGAATGCAACACAGGCTGCTATCAGGGCTGGGTATAGCGAGAAGACGGCGAATGAGCAGGGTGCCAGATTGTTAGCCAATGTTAGCGTTAGAAGTAAAGTCGATGAACTTATGAAAGACCGTGAAAAGCGGACTGAGATTACTCAGGATTACGTCATCAAAGGCATTGTGGAAACAATAGAGCGTTGTCGGCAAGCTGAAGCAGTCTTTGATCGCTCTGGAGAGCGGGTGCTTGTCGAAACCCCAACTGGAGAGATTGCTCCTGCATTCACATTCGATGCTAAAAATGTACTACGAGGCTTTGAGCTACTTGGAAAGCACTTGGCCATGTGGACTGAAAAGCAGGAGCTCACCGGCAAGGACGGCAAAGACCTTATCCCGCAAATCAATATCGTCACCACCGGAAAGCGTTAATGGATCTGGAGCTGCACGAGAAACAATCGCTGGCATTTCACAGCGAGGCAACTGAAATCCTATATGGCGGGGCGGCGGGGGGTGGAAAGGCGCTTGCAATTGACACGCCTATTCCAACACCTTCAGGCTGGACGACGATGGGCGCCATTCAAGTAGGCGATGCCGTTTTTGATGAAAGCGGAAAGCCATGCACTGTTGTTGCTGCCACTGAAATAATGAGCGGGCGGCCATGTTACCAGGTCACCTTCTGCGACGGAGAGCAGATCATTGCTGATGCTAGCCATCAGTGGCTGACATTCAGTAATGCAGAGCGTACTGCGCTATCTAGGCGCACTGAGTCATTTAGAGAGGCTCGCAGGCAGTCAAGGGCAAAGCGCGGCACTGGCAAGCGAAATGACATGGCAGAGCTGAACGCCTGTAGAGAGTTTGAGTATTTGCCCCCTCCAACAGGTTCAATAGTTACAACCCAGCAAATGGCGGCGTCATTGATGGTTGGGAAAAGGACGAATCATTCTATAGTTGTGTGCCCAGGGCTCGCGCTGGATGAAATTTCTCTCCCTATTGATCCGTATGTTCTTGGTGTTTGGCTGGGCGACGGCACAAGGGGGCAGGGTGCGATTGCGACAGCCGATGCTCAGATAGTTGATGAAATATCTGCAAGAGGCTATGAAGTGAGAAAGCGCCCAGCGAACAAGTACGCGTATGGCATTCTAGGCCTGCAGGGTAAGCTTCGCGCGCTAGGTATTATCCAGAGCAAAGAAATTCCATCCGTGTATTTGCGAGCTTCTGAGCACCAACGTATGGAGTTGCTTAGAGGCCTGATGGACACAGACGGCACCTGCAACCTGCGCGGAGCCTGTGAGTTTGATAACTGTGATCGTGCCCTTATTGAGTCGGTACATGAGCTGCTAGCTTCTCTGGGCATTAAGTCCACGATCAGAACGGGAGTTGCGCGTCTGAATGGCAAAGATTGCGGCCCAAAGTATCGAGTCAAATTCACCACGACAAAGCAGGTATTCCATCTGCGACGCAAAGCGGAAAGATTGGTTACTCAAGAGCGCGGCACGCAGCGATGGCGCATGGTTAAGTCGGTAGAGGCAATCGAAAGCGTGCCAGTTCGCTGTATTCAGGTGGATTCGCCCTCCCATCTTTTTCTGGCTGGGCGTGGCATGGTGCCAACGCATAACAGTCATCTGATGCGCGTGCTGGCCATTGCTTGGGCAATGCTGGTGCCAGGCATCCAGATTTACCTATTCCGCCGCACCTATCAGGACTTGTGGAAAAACCATATGGAGGGCCCTTCCAGCTTTCCTGCGCTGCTGGCCGACATGATTGTTTCCAAGTGGGTGAAGCTGAATCTCTCGGATAACCAGATCATCTTCTGGAATGGCTCCAAGATTCACCTGTGCCATTGCCAGCACGAAAAAGACCGGCTCAAATATCAGGGGGCTGAAATTCACGTCCTATTGATAGATGAGCTAACCCATTTCACGGATACCATTTACCGATTCCTTCGCGGCCGCTGCCGCCTTGGCGCGCTTCAAGACTTGATACCCGAAGAACATAGGGCGCGATTGCCCATGGTGATGGCTGGTGCCAACCCAGGCGGTATAGGTCATCATTGGGTGAAAATGGCATTTATCGATAATGTGACGCCACTCACGATCCGCCGCATGCCAAATACAGAAGGCGGCATGCTTCGCCAGTACATTCCAGCCAAGCTTCAGGATAACCCTAGCATGGAAGAAGATTATGCCGACAAGTTGGCTGGATTGGGTAGCGAAGCGATGGTTCGAGCGATGCTTGAGGGGGATTGGGATATTGTGGCTGGGGCATTCTTTACTGAATTCAAGCGAGAGCGCCACGTTATAAAGCCCATGGCTATTCCTTCGCACTGGACGAAATACCGCTCATTCGACTGGGGCTCTGCAAAGCCTTTTGCGTGCTATTGGATAGCCGTTTCTGATGGCACGCTGCCAGCCTTCCCGCGTGGAGCGCTGATTGTCTATCGTGAGTACTATGGCATGAAAGAAGGTGAGCCGAACGTTGGTTTGAAAATGACCGCCGACAAGGTGGCGAAAGAGATTTACCGCAAAGACCGTAAAGAAACGACAGCACAGGGTGGCTGGGGTGTCGCTGATCCTGCCATCTTCAGCGAGAACGGCGGCATCAGCATTGCCGAGACAATGCGTAAAGAAAAAGTGCAATGGCGCCCAGGCGATAACAAACGCAAGCCAGGCTGGGAGCAGGTAAGAATCCGCCTCGACGGTGATGATGACGGAAACCCGATGCTGTTCATTTTCGAGACCTGCGTCCACCTTATACGAACGCTGCCAGCCCTGCAGCATGATGAGCACGATGCAGAAGATGTTGACAGCGATTTAGAGGATCACGGCCCAGACGCGCTCCGCTATGGCTGTATGGCAAGGCCTTACATCAAAGATACCGAGAGCAAGCGAAAAAAAGTGGAAGTTGGCACCGTGGCATGGGTGTATGCCGCTTCAAAAGAGACCAAGCAGCGCAGCCGATACCGCTCCTGATCTCAAATCGCATGGAATGGAAGCTCCGCCGATAGAGTGTGACCGAAAATCACCCTTCGGAGCGCCCATATGAATATCCATGTGCTGAAAGTTAACTCGCTGCTTATCCCACGTGGCCTATATACGGACTGGATGGGGAATGCTCTTTCTGATGTCAATGCAAATCAGTTGATTTCAGAAGGCGCGGCAATTCTTACCAATATAGCCGACCCCATCCCTCCGCTTACCGGAGGGTCGTCGCTAATTGCAGCAAAATCCTCAACATCGGCTTTAGGAGACTCGCTAATTGCTTATGGGTTGCCGCAATCTGGTGGCGTCTTGTCATCTGGCACATACTCAAACTCTGAAATTGCCTGGTATAACGACTTGGCGATGGCATATGGCCTGACCGGGTTTGACATTGTTAACTGTTACGCCATTGGCGGGCGTACCCTGGAAGAAATCCTGGCTGTCCAGGTTCCGTTGGCCGCGGCGGATACAAATGAGTGCGCGATAGTGAGAGGGGGGATTAATAACCTAAATTCCACCCTTTCAAATAATGATGCGGTGCAAACGATCATCTCAGTGATGGAGCAAATAATCCTTGGACTTGCCTCCAAGAAAATTATTGTCATTTGCTCTATCAATCCAATTTACCAATCTGGTTCAACGGGAGCAAAGGTCCGCGCTTACCTTATCCCACTTATCAATGCTGGCCTGCAGTCAATGTGCAAGAAGTACAGCAATGTGATATGGAATGACACATACAGTGCAATGGTTGACCCATCATCCGCAGCTTTGGATGCTCTTCCCAATCTGCTGCGCTCTGATGACGGTATTCATTTCACATCGTCTGGTGCGCAGGTATCTGGCTATGCAATGTTCAACAACATTGCTAAAAAAGTTAACCTCACAAGGTACAAAACAAAGGGCGCTAATTTAGTACAGGATGTTTGGGGAACTACGGGCGGCACTAATACCCCAGGGTCTGGAACAATCACTAATCCAGGCAATATTCCTGCAGGTTGGAATGTTCAAGTTGCATCAGGAAATGCAGCAGTTACTGTAACGCCACTTGCCCCTAATATGATCCGACTGGCTATTACTAATGCAGGCGCAAGCGCAAGTGTGATCTATCTCAAGACCACCAACACTACAGGCCTGGCAGCGCTCGTCGCAAAGGGTGACATTATTCAATCAGGGTTTGAGTTCCAAGTATCTGGAAACTCCGGTCTTAATCGCTTGGCCGCAACGAACAGAATTAATGGAACTGCTCAGATGTATGGGATGTTCGAGCCAAATACGACAGAAGAGCCAACTATTACCTACCCGCAAAAATCAGGATCAGGCAAGCGCTTAACTCCGCCAAGGTTGCTGGATGTGGATATTACGTCGCTTGAGTTTTTCGTTGCCATTAAAGTGGCCGCGTCTACCGGCGCATCAATAATTGATATCGGCAATCCTGAACTGTACAAGCTGACTTAGTTACCAGATTTTGTAGTGATCTTCGATAGGTTCTTTGGCCGTTTTTGAAACAAGACCAAAGATGATAAGGCCCGCAACAATAACGATAAGACACAGCCACAGCAGTGTGTTTGACATGGTAATTCCCCGTTTCCTGACTCATATAGTTATTACGGCTTTGTTGCCGTTTAGTGAAGTATGGCAAGACGGGAAATTTATTGCAATTGTACTTAAGTACTAGAAGAACCCGCCCGCAACGGCAGGTGCCTGGCCTTCGGTAAGCTAGGCCCGAAAAGGTGGCAAGCCTGAATAACTTGCTGCTAGGCCCTTGAGGAGGGGCCGGGTAGATCGCCAGCCCTTCGGGGCTGGTATTCGACCTCCCTCTAAATCGCATGGATTAAAACTGGCGTAGTTAGAGTGTGGACTGCTGTTAACAGTCAATTCCAAGCTAGGAGAATCCCATGAAAATCAAGCAATCCGCAATTCTGGCAGCGCTCGCTGCTGGCGCCACAATTTCAACCACTGAGGCTGGCTTTTTGCCGGGTATGACCGTTGCGGCCATTATTGGATCGCCGGGCGGTGCATTCGTTGGCTCTGCCATCCTGCAAACATCCCAAGATGGTTCCACATGGGGCACAGCTCCAGGCGCTGCTGCTGTTACCGGCCCCGGCCTCAACATTCAGCAAGTGACGCTGGCGCAATTCATCCGCTTCAATGTCACCGCATATACCAGCGGCAATATCCAAGCTACTCTTCTGTCTGATATCGACTAACCATGTCGCTGGAAATTATCGACGAAGAAAAGGATGGTGGCGGCGAGGAACAAAACGCCGCTGCCAAACGCTTACACAAGCGTGTAAAGGCATACGAAAAGGGCATGAAAGCCCGGCGCGACAGCTGGAAGAAGGCTCGCGAGTATGCTAACGGCGATCCCGAAGGCGATGATGATAAAGGCCTTGTCCGGGTCAATCTCATCGGTTCGGCACTTGAAACCGTCCAGCCGAGCATCTATGCCAAGGCGCCAGAAATAGCCGTAACGCTCAATCAGCGCATCAATACCGCAGAATATCCGCTCGCCAAGCCGTTTGCTGAAACGCTAGAGCAGGCCTTGAATGATTACTTTGTCAAAGAGACAAAGCTCAAGATTCGCGGCAAAACAGCCGTCCGTGGCGCGCTTACTGCCTTGCGAGCTTGGGCAAAGGTTATCTGGCACCGTGAGACCAGAACAGATCCCGTTATAAAGAACCAGCTAAATGATGCCCAGGACAATCTGATGCGTATTGAGCTGCTCATCAAGGAAACCTCAGAGCAGGGCGGTGATTGCGCTGATCACGAGGCGAAGAAATTTGAGCTTGGCCAGCAGATGCAGGCTCTGCAAAAGCAACTTGAGGTTGTTGAGTCAGAATATCTTGCTATCGACATCATCCCTGTTGAAGACATCGTTATTATGGACGATTCCATTCGGGACATTGATGAATACCGCCAGGCAGGCGCCATAGCGCAAAGAGTGCGCATGACGGTCGGGAAATTCAAAGCCATGTTTGGCAAGGCTCCGCCAAGCGGTTCTAAGAAGTACATCAGTGACACTGAGGATGAAGAGACCGCAGAAACCAACGTGGATGAGGATGACAAGCTCGTCTATGTATGGGAGGTATGGTCAAAGGATGACATGACCATGTACACGCTATGTGATGGCGTGCCGGTCTTCGCACGAGATCCACAGCAGCCCGAGAAATTCGGTTCGCAGTGGTATTCCTTCTTCCCGCTCCAATTCCGCCGCGTAGATGGTATTCGTGATCCTAAATCCATGGTGGAGCAGCTTATTGAGCTGCAGGACGAGTACAACACGCGCAGAACAAACGCTTCGGAGCATCGCAAAAAGAATATCCCCATTCGCATTATCAATAAGGCGTCTGATATCACCGATAGTGAAATATCCGCGATCAATGGCCGCAACATCAAGGATGATGTGATAGGTGTTTCAGCGGACCCGACGCGACCATTGGCAGACCAGCTGGCCAGCCTCCCCGAAATTCCATACAACGCACAGATGTATGAGACTTCAGACATTCTCTATGACATTGAGAAGGTATCTAACTCTCAGGATGCAGCAAGCGGCGCCGTACGTGTAGCGAAGACTGCCACAGAAGCTGAAATCCAGAGTGCTGGCATGTCATCGCGGCAAGGTGAATATCTGGATGTGCTTGAAGACTGGCTTTCCGACATGGCCGAGTATGCCGCACATTTGTTATTGCAGAATGTGAGCCAAGAAGAGATTGCCCGCCGCTACGGTGAAAAGGCAGTATGGCCCCAGCTTTCACAGGAACAGATGTTCCGCCTGGTGGAGGTTGGTATCCGCGCCGGTTCAACCGCCAAACCAAACAAGATGCGCGAGCGTGATCAATGGCTGCAACTTCTCCCGCTCCTGCAAAAAGCTATCGAGCAGATTACCGCCGCAAAACAGAATGGCGACAACAAGACAGCTGAAACCATTATCAACCTGCTGGACGAAACGTTGCGCCGGTTCGATGAACGCCTTGATGCCCGCCAATTGCTTGGGCTGCCTGAAAAGCCAGAGAGCGAGGATGGTGAGCAAGAGGGCGCCCAGGAGGAATTGCCGCCTGAAGTCATGCAGAACATTAATGCCATGAAACAGCAGATTCAGGGTATGTCGCAGCAGGTATCTCAGCTCCAGCAGGAAAACAGCACCTTGAAGCAAGGCTATGAACTGAAAAGCCGCGAAGTGGATATCAAGGAGCGTGAGCAAACCCTGAAAGAGCATCAAGCCGTGACCGGTGCCGAACAGCAGCAGATGGCAAATGACGGCCTATCAATGCTTTTGCAAGGGCAGGCCCAAGCAATCAGCGAAATATCCAGCATGGCCCAAAGCCTGCGCGATCTTGCTCAGATGATGGTAAGTGTTCCAGCGCAGACAATTCCCGAAGTCGATGACCCACCCACTCCAGTGGTAGTTATCGACTAAACCTCAAGACGGCCTTGGCCGTCTTTTTTATGCCTGTTAAGCATATTCAGAAATCGCATGGATTGATTTTGAGAGATTCACAATGCGGCACAAACGTGTAGATAAAGGTGCCGACCTATGTTGTTTTCCCTCAAATGGCTGTTTCGATTGGCCGCGTATTTCTCCCTTATGGCTGTTGATGGCGAAGCCGATGCCACATCGGCTGATGATTCTGCTGCCGATGAACCTGTAGAAGACCCTTCTGAAGCGGTATTGACTGAGCTTGGCCTTGGCGATGATTCTGCTGCCGATGTAGAGGCTGGCGCAGGTAATGCCGAGGAACAAAAGCCAGCAGATGAAGCTGCTGAACAAAAGCCCGTTGATGACAAGGCCATCACGGATGATGACCTGAAGCCATTGATGTCCCGTAACCCGAACACCAATGAGCGTTTCCGGAAGGTGACCGAGGGCTACAAAACAGAAAAGGAACGCGCCGATAAGCTTGAAGCCAGTGTGATGCAGTTCAAGGAAAGCTTTGACCATCTCCGGCAACTTGGTTTCAGCGACGAAAACGCCGCAAATGACCTGGTGAATTTCTCCGAATATCGCCAAGTGTTGGCGACTGGGGATGCGGATAAATTCCAAGCCATTATTGCCGACCAGATTCGACAATTTGAAGCCGCACATGGGCGACGCATTCAGATCAGCGCATCAATCCTGGACCAGTACCCTGATATTGCTCAGCGGGTTGAAAATCTTGAGTTGGATGAGCCAACTGCGCTGGAAGTGGCTCGTGCTCGCTCTCTGCAAGAAAGGGCTCAGCGCCAAAGTGCAGGAATGAACGAGCAGCGGCAGCTGCAAGAGCAGCAGACGCAAGTGATTGATAAGGCCGTTTCTGATGTCGAGGCACTGCAAAAGAGCTGGCAATCAACAGATCCTGATTTTCCGGCAATCCTTCCTTACCTGAAACAGGACCTGGAAGAAATCGGCAAGCGGTTCCCGCCTTCGCAATGGCCCGGAATCCTTGAAATTCAATACAAGTCGCTGAAGAAGTCGCTTACTGCACAGCGAAGCTCTCAGCGATCACAAGCACAGCCTTTGCGTGGCAATGGTTTTGGCGCGTCGCGCCCGGCATCTGCGGCCACACCTGCAGAAGCTGTGCTGCAAGACCTCGGCCTTGCCGAGTAAGGACTGTAAGTGGATTCGTCACCACGCAGGGCTGTTCTGGTCTCGCCCAACCATGAAGTGAACCTATTTCATAGTTTAGGAGAGTAACCATGGCTTTAAATGCAACCGAAATTGCCCGTATCGGCAAGGTGGCGATTACCGCTTACCAAAAGAACACCCCCGTTGATCAGATGAACGTTGAGCGTCCTTTGCTGGATGCCCTGACGCCAAAGGCCAAAGACATCGTTGGCGGTATTGATGGCTTCACCATCAACATCTTCAAATCCAATGACGCCAATGGCCAGCTCTATTCTGGCAATGGCCGCGTAACCTACAACAGCCGCAATCCGAATGATTTATCCAAGTGGGACTGGATGAATCACCATGACGGTTTTGTGCTGTCCGAGGATGAGTTGCTGCGCGCCGGCATCAAGGTCAATGATGACATCGGCAAATCCACTGCCACGGCAAGCGAAGCTGTCCAGCTGACAAACATGATCGTGTCTCAGTTCACAGCGCTGAAAGAAGGCGTCAAAGATCACGTGCACAGCCTGTTGTGGCTGGATGGCTCCCAATATACCAATGCGCAACCTGGCATTGATGCCATTGTGTCTACCGCACCTACGTCCGGCACTATCGGCAATATCGCTGCAAGCAACACCTACTGGCAGAACATTGCGCGCACAGGCTTGGGTACCAGCTTGGCTGTGCTGCTCGATGCGCTGGAGCAATCCAAGCGTGATATTCAACGCCGCAAGGGCCGCTTCACTCACATTTTCGTGGGCTCTGCGTTTTATGACGCCCTGCGCAATGCAGTGATCGCTGCTAACGTCACCCAGGTTACCTATGGCGGCGGTTCCAAGCTGTCTATCGACATGGCCACAGACACCTTGAAGTTTGATGGCATCCCGCTGACCTATGTGCCCGACTTTGACACAAATTTCGGCTTGTCCGCTCCTGCCATTCCATGGGCCAAGCGTTGCTACATGCTGAACCTGTCCGCAGAGACCAGCGGCGGCATTCAGCTGCACCGCGACAGCGAAGACTTTATGCGTATGCGTTATCCAGGTCGCCCAATCGACCAGTACACATACCACTTCGCTATGACCAGCAAGTTCGGTCTGGGTTGCGGCAAGCGTAACAGCAACGCTGTGCTGGCTCTAGCGTAACAAATGGGGCCGGGAAACCGGCCCTATTCCCTTTGTAACTGGAGAACCAAAATGAAAGTAACTCTTCCCTATGTTGTGGCGCTGGTAAAGCGTGGCGAAGGCAGCAAAACCCCTGTCACCATCTTCCCCCATGAAGTTGAAGTGCTGCGTATGCAGTTGGGCGAGGATGCTGTGGAGGTGACTGATGACGCCCCTCCTATCGCTGAAGGCTCCTTTGATACCGAAGATGAGTATGTGCGCCTGCAAGAATACTATCGCGGCAATGGCGATGAGCCAAACCCGACAACTCGTGTCTGGCGCAATCTGTCAGAGTTTGAAGCTGACTTTGGCCCGGTTGTCGGTGATGACAAGCAAGCTCTTCTGGCTGAAGCGCTGGCTCTCGGTATCAAGGCAAATAAGAACTGGGGTATTGAAAAGCTCACTACCGCCATTGAAGAAGCCAAGGCAGCTGAATAATGGCGCTCCCGCTCAAGCGCACCCTGGGTTCTGTCCGGTCTGATATCCAGACTCGGCTTGGCTTCGGCATGGCAGGGCAGGCCGGCGTCGTCAACTCACAGTTGATTGATAGCATGATCAGGGATGCGCAAGAGCAGCTTTACCCTCACGTTGACTGGCTGGAACTCAAGTCAACGGAAATCCGGAATACCGGCGCTGACCAGCAGTTCTATGACTATCCAATTGACTGCAATGTTGATCGGATTATCAGTATCAGCGTGTACTGGAATGGTCGCTGGATACCGTTGCGCGAAGGCATCAATGAAACGGATCGCGGCATAGCCTCCGGTAACGTGCCAATGAAGTATGAGCGCCGGGACCAGCTTGAGTTATGGCCGGTTCCACCTTCAGCAGACTACCAATTACGCTTTGAATACATCCGTGTATTGGCTCCCCTGGTTGTCGATACGGATAGGTTAAGCCTGCCCGATGGTATTGTTTTTCTGCATGCACTTTCCAATGCCAAGGCGCATTACCGTCAGCCTGATGCCCAGACCTACGCCAGTCAACTTGATGCGCTACTGATAAAAGTGAAACAGCGTTACCGCGGAAAAACGCTGTGGAGCAAGCGAGATCCGGTTTACGGTCCTTACGACAACGTGACGGCTGACCAACAGGTATAGCATGCCTCGTCGCATATCGTTTGATCGCTTTGATTTCGGCCTTGACCTACGAAAGGGCGCATCAACTTCAGATGCGAACCGCCTTCGTGTTCTGAAAAACGCGTATACCACCGAGGGCAGAACCATTCGGAAGCGCCCAGGAACCACCAAAGTTACCACCCTTGAGGCAGGCACTACAGGCCTGTTTGCCGGCGGTGGAAAGCTGCACACGTTTTACGGCGGCACCTCAACCATAAATCACGCCAATACCTTATTCAAGGCAAATAATGTGCGGCATAACACGAGTGCGGCACTTGACCTAAGCAAGGTACATTTTGCTGATATTTTCAATGGGTTCATGTACGCCTCGGTAGAGTACACGGACGCATCAATCCGGCATCATTATCTTGATGGCGCAGCTCCCGGGGCAACTCACATCGCGGATGTAAACTGCCCAAACACCAAGCAAGTCATTAAGATCAGCTCTAAGATATGGTCCATTGGGGTTAATGGCGACACGGTCAGATATTGCAAGACAAATGCACCTCGCGACTGGACCACGGCCAATGATGCTGGCTTTCTTCCCGTTGGACTTCAGCAGGCCGGGAGCAACCTGTCCACCGCACTTGGTTATTACACAAGCAAGTTGGTTGTTTTCTTCCCAGATTCCGCCCAGGTCTGGGCAGTCGATGTAGATCCTGCCAAAAACGCTTTCGAGCAAGCCGTAGATGTGGGCTCAGTCTATCCATACAGCCACGCCAACATGGCCGGTGATGTATTTTTCTTCAGCCCTGCGGGTGTCCGGACGATTACCAGGCAGGATGTCACTACAAACTTGATCGATGCGGATGTCGGATCACCGATTGATCGCGAGCTTCTGAAGGCTGCATATATCGACTTGGGTAATCCGCGCGCGCAGTATTACCGCGGCGGCGGCCAGTTCTGGCTCTATTCAGGCAACAAGGCCATGGTTTACACCTTCAGCCGTACATCAAAGGTCTCTGCATGGTCGGTCTATGAGTTCCCCTTTGATCTTGACTATATAGACGAGCTGAATGCGGAGTTGTATATCCGCAGCGGTGATGATGTCTACAAGGTAGACCGTGACGTTAAGACAGACGATGGTGAGCTATATACCGTATCTATAGAGCTGGCCTATCTGGATTTCCAAGAGCCTGGCATGCTCAAGCATATCCATGGCATGGATGCCGTAGTTACTGGAGAATGCCAAATTTCTCATCGATTCGACCCGCGCAATACTACGTTGATCACCGACCCGCCAGTAACAGTTCAAGGCGATACCCGCAGCAGCTATATGTACCCGGTTGAGCTGCTGGCCACGAATATTGCACCGGTGCTGACAAACACGACTGATGAAGATTTTGAGCTACATCAGCTCACCTACTATTTCGACACGCTCGGGCCCATGTAGCCATGATCAGATTCGGTGAAATCGCAGATATCCCACGTGTGGCCGAGATTGGCGCTAGGCTTCATGCCGAATCAAGCTTCAAGGATCTTGATTACTCCTATGAGAAGGTGGAAGCCATGTGCCATACCCTGCATGCAGCAGGGTTCTTCATTGTTGCCGTAAAGGATGATGCCATTGTCGGGGCCATGCTGGGCGATGTATATCGCCCTTGGTATAGCAATGACTTGGTTGGCATAGATTACAGCCTCTATATCGAGCCAGAGCACCGCAATGGGCTCATGGCGGTCAAGATGATCAAGCGCTTCGAGGATTGGTGCACGATGATGGGGGCTGTTCAAATCCGGCCCGGCATAAGCACTGGCAATCCCAATGCAACCAGACTTTACCAAGCCCTTGGCTTCAAGCCTGTTGGCGAGATTTTCTGCAAGACGATGACCTGATCGCATGGAGTAGCGGTGCTGCTGTTATCTTGCAGTCATTAAAAATGGAGCCGCGCTCATGTTCCTTTCTCTTCATAAATTTATCCCATGTCTAGTTAGTTCCTTCACCCTTTATGGAGGCGGCGGGGGCGGTGGTGGCGACGGCGGCGCGGCCGAACGAAAAGCCGCTGAAGATAGACGCATTGCGGCAGCAATTGCCCAGGTCAATAAAATATTCGGCGCTGACTCAGATAATAGCGAAGCAAAAGCCGAACGTGAAAAGCTATACGGTAAGGTTGCCACTGATTTCACCAATAACGCCATGGTGGACCTCAACAAAGAGCGCGATATCACCGGGCGTGACTTGAATTTCCAGTTGGCTCGCCAGGGCCTATCCGGAGGCAGTCGCGATGTGGATGCGAATGCTGAGGTAACCGATCGATTTAACCAGGGCGTTTTACGCGCCAATAACCTTGGCATTCAGGCAGCCAATAATGCCAGGTCAGCTGATACTGGAACCAGACAAAAGATTGTCACATCCATTCAAGCCGGTTTAACAGCGGATCAGGCCGCGCAGCAGGCTTATGAAGGCATGTCGAATAATGCCAAAGCCGCTGCTGACGAGGCTAGCACTGCGAGCCTGGCAGGTTTCTTTGATGCTCTTCGCGCTACCCAGCAGCAGCAAGCTTATAACGCTGGATACAGCGGTGCGGCAACGCCGGGTTACAGCACTGCTTACAGCGCAAAACCTTACTACAACAACAATAGCAGCTACAACGGTAGCTCAAGCAAATTTAGCTAGGAGGCAATATGTGCACCGGAGCAGAAGCGGCATTACTTACAACGGCGGTGGCGGGAGCTGGAACCTACCTGCAGCAGGAATCTGCCAATGATGCGGCAGATCGTCAGCAAAAGATTGTTAACCAAGCGGCAGAGGCCGATGCGCGACTTTCCAAGGAAAAAGGAAACCTGATTACCGATTTCACCGCGAAGACCTATGATCCAACGGCGCGTGCTGATCGCTATGAACAATCCGCCGACACCAACACCGAGAAGCTTCTGGCTGGCCTGAAGGATTCTACCGGCAATGAAGGTGGCGCCGAGGTTCCGAAGTATGCAGAAGGCAATCTGTCCAGCGACTATGCAGCGGCACGTGAAAAGGCAAGCGAAAACTCAATAGCCGACATTATGAAGCGCGCCATGCTGATGGGGCGGGCCAATGCCAACGGCAATCTGTACCAAGGCGAATCGGAATTGATGGGTAATCTGAATACAGACTTGGCGGGCATAGCCGGAAAGCAAGCGGTTAACCGCGGGTATTACAACACCCAGTTAAATGGTGTTCGCAATACCGGTAGCTTGGCCGGTGGGTTGCTTACTGGCGCCGCTCCTGGCGTTGGTAACTATGCAATGAATCGATAGGAGTAGATATGGCCGCTAACTCTCAATTAGGCTTAAGTCTCGGTCGCGCACTTAGTGGCGCCTATGATCCAACCGGTTATCGCCAAGGGCAGCGTGATGCAGCACAGGCGGAATTGCTACGCACTCAAAACGAGCTTGGCCGGGCAAAGTTAGAAGGTGCCCAGCGGGATCTGTCGCGTGATCCTGCTGAATTTGCGGCATTACAACTTGGGGTGGATAAACCGCTAGCAGACGCCTTGGTACAAGGCTTCAAAAGCGGTGGCAATTATGGCCTGGGCTCGCAGGATAAGCCAAACTTCATGCCAGATGGTTTGCGTGACCTATCCAATAGCAGCACGCCAGAGTACGTGAAGCCACAAGGCTACTCCCCCGAGCTTGAGAACAAGTTCCGGCGCACCTATGGCGCCATCAAGCAGGGTGTTTATGCGGGTGAAGGCAATCCAGAGACGATTTACAAAGGCCTGCAGGAAGCCGACAAGGCTGCTTTCCTGTCTGGCTCTCAGACGCCCACAGATGTTGCTGTGCGCAATGCGGCAACTAAAGGTAACGCGGCCGATGTTTGGAAGCTTGAGAAGCTTCGGCAGCTGAGCGATTCAGGCGCAAGTCCAGAACAGTTGCAGGACGCGGCGCGCCAATTCATGGTGCTGGACAATAAGCCGCTGTATGACTTCTCGGAAAATGGCGTCGGTGATAATGTCACCGGCCAGTTCAATATTGGTGACATAGGCCGATCCAAAGTCGATGTCAATCAAAGTAAGGTTGGCAGCGAGAGGGCATTAGCAGCGCAGCGCACCTCTGCGGCTGGCTTAAATAACGCCAATGTCGGGCTGGTCACGGCCAAGACGGCAAACGAACGGAACAAGCCAGTAAGCCAGGCTCCCGCGACGGCGGATGGCAAGACCTACAGCAACAAACCACTGCCAACCCCAGCCCTGAAGCTCCAGCAAGAAGAGTTGGAGACAATCGGGGCTGTTTCTGGCACCAATGCTGATTTGGCGGCCTTGCAAAAGCAGGTTCAAGACGGAACCATCAAACTTGGCCCCGTGGATAATCTCTGGGCTGGGGCCAAGAACTCCCTTGGGATCAGCGATGAATCAAGCCAGGGATACCAGACACTTATAGCCACCTTGGAAAAGGCGCGGAATTCCTCATTGCTTCTGAATAAAGGCGTGCAAACCGATGGCGATGCCCAGCGCGCCTGGAATGAGTTGCTGACCAATCTTAATGACCCGAAGGTAGTGGCGAAGCGCCTGCAGGAAATCCAGAACATCAACAATCGAGCTATCAGCATTCGCAAAGCAAAGGTTGCAAACCTGCGCCGGAATTACGATGCGCCACCGCTGGATTTTTCAGAGTTTGATGCGCCAAAGACTTCGATTGAGTCAGGTAAAAAAGAACCCTCTGTTTCTAACTGGTAGACCACTATGCGCAATGTGACGATTACCTTTGACGATGGCAGCACCCATCAATACAACAATGTTCCGGATGATATAACCCCGGAGCAGATACAAGGTCGCGCCTCAAAAGAGTTTTCGCGCGGTGTTACGCACATTGATGGCGGCAAGAAAGCTCCGGCCAGAACATTTGGCGATCGCGCCGCCGACTTTTACAAGGGCCAGCTTGATTCGGCGATGAACATCAGCCAGAACCTAATGACCCCTATTAATCGTGTCATTGATTACGTCCAAGGCAAGGAAGGCGGCAGCTTTGCCAAAGGCAATAAGGCTGAATTTGATAAAGAGCTCAATGCCAATCGTGACACCACTTCATTTAAAGCCGGCCGCCTCATTGGGGACATCGAAGCCACTATGCCTATCGGCGCCGGCCTGGGTGCTGCTACAAAGGCTTTGGGTTTAACCAAACTTGGGACCGCGATACAGTCAGGTGGCATGACGCTCGGCAGCCCGGGCGGTAGCGCTATTGTAAACGGCCTCACTCGCGTGGCAGGCGGCACGATCAACGGCGCTGCTACAGCTGGGGCTGTTAATCCTGACGATGCTGTAAAAGGCGGTGTAATTGGCGGTGTTCTCCCCGTTGCGCTTAAAGTTGCCGGGGTTGCAGGTAGCACTATTTCAAAGATTCCTGCCGCCGCAAAATCCTTGATAGAGCCTTTTTATGAAGGTGGCCAAGATGCTATCGTGGGGCGCGCCCTTAACGGCGTAACCGGTGGGTACGCTGATGACGCCATTCGCAATTTGAAGGCGGCAGACGGTCTCATACCCGGCGTAAATCCTACGGCAGCCGAAGTTGCGCAGAATCCAGGCCTTGCTGCCTTGCAGCGTTCTGCAGTAGCCAACAATCCCGTTGCAACAAATGAAATGGCTTTGCGCCAGGTGGCAAATCAAGATGCCAGATTGGCAGCCCTTGATGGTCTGATTCCAGACAAGCAGGCAGCTATTACCGCGCGCGACACTGCTACAAAGGGCCTGTACGAGCAGGCCAAGGCATCTCCCGTGACGATAACTCCAGAACTTGACGCGCTATTGCAGCGGCCATCCATGCAAAGTGCAATTGCCCGGGCGAAGCAATTGGCCAATGAGGCTGGCCAGACCTTTGATCTTGAAAATATGACCGGGCAGGGCGCGCAGTACCTTAAGATGGCGCTTGATGACATTGCAAATGCATCGCCAATGACGGGTATCGGTGGTAATGAGCTTCGCGCTGTTCAGGGTACCCGTGGTGCATTTGTGGATGAGCTTGGCAAACAGTTGCCTGAATATTTACAGGCCAATCAGCAGTACGCTGAGCTGTCAGCGCCACTTAACCAGGCCGATATCATTGCGGAGATAGCGAACAAATCAAAAGATTTCCGCGGGAATTTGACTCCTGCAAAAACAGCCGCTGCCATCAGTGATAAGACTGCCCAGCGAGTGACCGGGCGTCCGACTGCGACACTCGAAAAAGTGCTTACACCAGAGCAGCTGAAAATGCTGGATAACCTCAAGCAATCCTTGCTGATGAAGGACTATGCCGAAACGGCTGGGCGCGGAGTTGGCTCCAATACCGTGCAGAATCTGGCATACAGCAACATGATTGAGCGTGCAGGCATTCCTACAGGTATCACGAAATTTGCACCCGCAGGTATTGTGGGGAATATCGTATCTAAGGCGGCGGATGTCGGCTACAAGAAGGCCAATGCCCAGCTGGCAGAGAAACTTGCTTTATCTCTATTGAACCCTCAAACCGCGGCTGATCTCATGCAGGCCGCCGCGCAAAAGCCCAGCGCGCAATCAGAAGTCGTCCGCAGCCTTCTGGCCGGTCTTGGCGAGGCTACTTCTCGATCAGCTCCCGTTCTGGCTGTTTCACGTGATTAAGCTTTGAATTTCTTCGCCTGTCTTCCTCTATGGTCCGCCCTGTGATCAGACCGTAGAAAAGATGGACGAAGAAAACGAGCAGGACGAGGCCAATTAATTTATATACCACATAGTCTATATGCGTCATCCCGTAACTTTAGCATATTGGAATGTCAAATCGCATGGAGTGCAGGCTGGATAAGTAGCATTGGGGCAACTAACAGGAGCGCCCCATGTCATTCGCCCCGAATTACACCCCCACAGTAGGATTCGCCACTGAAGAATCAAACCAGACCGCCGGGCGATCTACCGTCCGGACCCCGGCCGTTGACAATGAGCTTGCCAATATCAGCTCATCCATCAATGCCATAAATTCCAATCTCAAGAAGATCCAGCGCGACGATAACAAGTTAATGGATGCTTCAGTTGAGCCACATACCCTATCAGAGCAAACCCGCGCCATTTTATCTGTAGGCAATACAAACCCGCGGGGAAATTGGACTGCCAATACAAACTATGCATTCAAAGACATTGTTATGTTTTCGAATGTTGCTCAGATATGCATCACGCCTCATAACTCCGGAACGGTATTCACCCAATCATTCTGGATGCCCATTTCAGGCGATGGAACGAGCGCCGCTAATGCTGCGGCAGCTGCTTCGTCCGCTGCCTCCGCCGCTGCATCTGCTTCTTCAGCAACATCCTCTGCAGCATCTGCATCTTCAAGTGCTAGCTCCGCCTCAACCTCGGCGGGAAATGCCGCTACTTCCGAAGTTAACTCTTCAAATAGCGCATCATCGGCGGCTACATCGGCGGCGAGCGCGGCGGACAGTGCTGCTAACGCTGCTCTTAATGTCGATTTTCCTGAAGTGGCTTTTGATCAAGCGGCTGACTTTCTTGTTTTCTCAGATACCAGCGACAGCAACAAAAAGAAGAAAGTTAAATCAGGGCTTGGAATTCTGGATAGGACTGGACTTGCAGGCCAAATCCTGACGGCCCAGGGCGCTGGGGTTGCGCCGGCATGGGATGCTGATAAGTATTTGGGCATAGGCCAAGCCTACGGCAGCAACCTTGCCGGGGTATCACGGTTTTTCAATACTACATACACCAATACTGGTTCCAAACCTAGGTTTGTTTCTGTCGGCGTCACCTTCCCTGCAGCATCTAGCCAAGTCACGTTATTGGTGGATGGGCATCAAGTTGGCTTTGCTGGGTCATCTAGTGTGGTAATCGCGGGGCAAGTTTGTGCAATTGTGCCGCCGGGTGGCACATACCAAGCAGTAAACACAGGCGCCGGAGCTACTGGCACTTACTGGCACGAATTAAGTTAAGGAATCCGCCGTGAAATATTACAAAAAAGCGAATGGTGGCGTATGGGCATTTGAGGATGATGGCTCGCAAGATGATCAGATTACAGATGAATTTACCGCCATGACTGAGGCTGAAATAGCGAGTCACTTAACTCCTAAGACGGTGCTGCTAACCAAGTTCACCTCATTGGAATACCTTGACCGCTTCACCGAGGCAGAACAGCTGGCAGTAGTCGGCGCGACGATGAGCAATCCAGCGGTAAAGCTCTGGTATGACCGCATGGCCATGGCTTCGTATGTCGATATTACAGATCCGCGTGTGGCGGCTGGTATTGACGCGTTGATCGCGGCCGGCCTGTTAGATGCTGGGCGCAAAGATGCCTTGCTCCAACCACTTGAGATTTAGGGGAAGTATATGGCCGAGCCAATTTCACATGCTGCTATTGCTGGCGGTCTAGCTTATGCAGCTGGGCAGTCATTTGCATTGCAGCATGGCCAGTTTTTGGGAGCAGCTCCAGAAGCCTTTGTACTTGGCCTGATTGGGGCTTTTGCGGTATGTGCTTGGCAGGATGCTTTTGACAAGCCGAGAAAAACATACGCAGGGATATTCTTGACTATGTTGATCGCTGGGTATGGCTCGCCAGCGGCCGCAGATGCAATCAGTCATTACTTTGTATTCCTGACAAAAGAGAATTTATTTTTCATTTTGCCATTACTCATCGGGGTAATCGTGCCCATTCTGGGGCCTGTCGGCTTCACATGGGCTAAAAAGAAATGGGGTAGCGATAATGCTTAATCCTGTTGACTTCATATTGTTTGCAGCAGCTTGCGTCATTTTTGTCCGGGCTGTCCACATCGTTTCATTTTTGCGCAGAGAAACCTGGCCAGCTCGCTGGAAGTTTTTTGCATTTAGCTTAAGCATTGGATTTTTGGCGGCCGGGGCTTTTGCTGTTGCGTTTGGGTTTAATTGGGGCGCCCCCCTATTTCTGCTGGGTGTTGCGGGGTATCTGCTTTTCGATAGGCGACTCCAAAATGCGAAACGTACCACGGTACTTGGGGGATTTTAATGATCACCTTCGACCAAGCCCGCAGCATCATGCCCTTAGGCGTCACGCGCCTCAGTGAATTCCTCCTGCCCCTCAATTCCGCCATGGTGGAATTCGACATCAAGACCCCGCTGCAGCAGGCCGCATTCCTTGCCCAGATTGCCCACGAGTCCGGCGAACTGAGATATACCCGCGAGCTGGCCAGCGGTGAAGCATACGAGGGGCGCGCTAGCCTTGGCAACACCGAGCCAGGAGACGGGAAACGCTTTAAGGGCCGGGGCTTGATCCAAATCACCGGCCGCGCCAATTACAAGGCATGCAGCAATGCCCTCTACGGTGACGAGCTGACCCTGATCAAATACCCCGAGCTACTGGAAAAGCCGAAAGATGCATGCCGGTCTGCCTGCTGGTTCTGGAAGTCACGCGGGCTCAACGCGCCGGCCGATGCCGGTGACTTTGAAAAGATCACGCGCCGGATCAATGGTGGCCTAAATGGATACGATGACAGGCTGAAATATTACGCACGCGCCAAGAAGGCGCTGGGGGTAGCAGCATGATCAAGTGGGTTATCGGGTTTTTCACTGACAAGGTAAAAGCGTACACAGCCATAGCTGGCGCCGTCGCTTTGGCCGTCTTTGTGGCATCGGCAATTACTTATATTTTAGTGATTACCAACCAGCGCGATAAGGCAGTGCGAGAGCTGGCAGAGGTGAAAGCCGAAATTCGTAATGCCAGGCAAAACCGAGCTGGCGAGATAGCGGCCATCAAAGCAGAGGATTCCCAAAGCAGGATCGTGCTCGCCAACGCTTACAACGATACTTTCAAAAGGGCCCAAGAATATTATGCGAACAATCCCAATGTTGTTTATCGCTATCTGGCTGACCGCATGCAGCAGCCAGCCAACAATTCAGCTCCCGCCGGGGGAGTGTCCGGCGTTTCCATCCCCGCCGAAGTATTTACCCAAGGCAGGGGAGACCAAGACCCGGTATTTACTCGACTTGCCAACGACTGCACAGAAACAACAGCCCAGTACGACGCCCTGAGACATGCTTGGGATACATATTGCAAGACGCATAAATGCGAGTAA